ATCACAGAAGTACCATACGGCTTTGACCGAGAAGGTTATGTAAAGGTACTTGATAAGTTAGAAGAAGATGGAGATATTGTATCTTACGAGGACCTTTGTGATAAGGATGGATTTAGGTTTGAGGTTAAACTAAAATTGGCTTCTGCAAAATGGTCTGATTCTAAGATTATTACTAAATTCAAATTATCCAAGCCATACGCCCAAAACATCACAGTTATAGATTTTGATGGAAAACTTCGCGAATACAAGGATGCAAAACAGCTTGTAAAGGACTTTTGTGACTACCGCCTTGGGATACTACAGCAGAGAATTGACGCTCGTGTGGAGGAGTACACCGAAGAGGTTAGATGGCTTAAAGTCAAAATGGAATTCATTCAAGCGTTTATTGATGGACATATTGTATTTAAGGACAACACAAAGAAACAAGTAGCAGCGCAGATCATTGGTAATACATCGGCGTTGGATTCTGACATCAATCGTTTGCTTGCGTTAAGTATCTTAACATTAACAAAAGAAGAGATTGTAAAGTTAAAGAAACAGATTGACGAAACTAACAAGACATTGGAATTTTGGAATACGACAACTCCGAAGGACCAATTCGTAACTGACCTAGAAGGTATAAATAATTGAACAAGTTATGGACAATTTGGAAATACGCCTTAGGTGGATTCTCCGATGACAAAACAGAACCTTACGATAATTATGTTGCATTGCTTCGAACGGTTATCGTAGGAGTTAATTTTTTAACGTGCTTTTTTATTATGGCAAATGTAATACATAATTGGTAAAATGAATAAGAAACATTTAAATTTGGATTTATTAACAGACGGACTACCCTTAACTGATGTCAATACCTTATATCACGAATTCTTTTATAGAAAAGATTATCAATGGTGGCGTGATGTTCAGCAGGGCGATGTTGTGGTCGATATTGGTGCTTGTGTTGGCTTCTTTGTTTGCCATGCTTTGGACCGTGGCGCTGATAGAATTATTGCTATCGAACCTTCGAGACCTCATCTTAAAACTCTTATAAGAAACATATCAGATTATTTTATAGACCACGGAAAGGTACCTGTCTTACCTATTGAGGCAGGCATTGGTTCTACTGCGAATCATTTTAAGAATGTATATTCAGATCATACGGGTTACAAGAAAATGTCTTTCTTGGACTTGATTACAGATTACAATATACCAAAGATAGATTACTTAAAGATTGATTGTGAAGGTGGAGAATACGGAATCTTTACTGAAATGAACTTTCCTTATTTAAGAAATAATGTTAAACACATGGCAGTAGAGTTTCATATGAACGCTTACCCAGGTTGTGTTAAACAATGGCAAAAGTTCAGAGATGGATTACTTCGTCAATTTGATATGGAACAAATTAGATTCCTTGAACATGAAGATAGAGCAAACGCTTACGACGACGAGTTCCTAGCAAAAGGCGATTTCAGCAAATGGCAATCGTTTATGCTATTCATCACTAATTAAATCCCACCTAGTCAATTCTAATAAATAGTACTATATAAAACTATTAGGATTGATTCATGGCAGAAATTATCAACAATTATCTCTCTCCAACTAACTTCTCTGTTAGTGTTCAGAGATTGCCTCATGTTGAATTCTTTACACAAAAGTTAACGATACCTGACGTAACAAGTTCTCCTGTTAATTTAAGTTCTCCGCTTAAAGGATTCTATTCACCGCCTAGTGAGTTGTCTTACAGTGACTTAACATTGGAAATGATTATCGACGAAAACATGAACAATTACAAAGAGATCTTGGATTGGATGGAAGGTTATGGTTCACCAGAATCTACGGACCAATATAAAAAAATTGCTGAATCTAAAGACGGTCTTGTTTCTGACATTATCGTAATCGTTACTAATTCGCACAAGAATCCACATTTAAGATTTACATTTACAAACTGTTTCCCAACTTCTTTAGGTGGTGTTTCTCTCGATGTGAACGTTCAAGATGTTTCCTACGCAACAAGTTCAATCACATTTAGATACGACGTATTTAAAATGGAACAGTTATAAACTATTGACATTCATTACAATTTGTGGTATAATAGTAATGTAATTAAAAGTTTGAGATAGATTATGGACACAAATGATATAGCAACCCTTTGGGCACAAGACTCACCAATAGATGAAACAAATCTTGTCGGTGAAAGCAAACGCATTCCTGAATTACACAGTAAGTATTATAACCTTTATTATAAGGAAGTCTTACGTGTAAAGAAACTTAAAGCCGAATACAAAGAACTTGAAATGGAGAAGCGTAATTATTACGATGGCTCTATGGACGAATTGACTCTAAAAGAAAAAGGTTGGAAACCGTTTCAGTTAAAAGTATTAAGAAACGATTTAGACAAATACATTCAAGCTGATAAGGATATTATCCAAGCAAGCTTACGAATTGATTTCCATACCGCGAACGCGAACTATCTTGAAGATATAATTAAAACAATACATAGTAGAAACTTCGTAGTAAAGAATATGATTGACATACTGAAGTTTCAGTCTGGAGATTATTAATGATTAGTGATTTATTTAGATGGTGGGCAAAGGACGAAGAACCACAACCTAAAATAATTGATATGATGGCAGACGATGTTGACCCAAACGAGGTCACCATTGAGAACGCTTATAAGACAAGATGGATTTGGTATCATACAATCCTAGCAATCGGTATCTTTTTCACCAATATATTATTAACAGCAATCCTAGTGATCTTGGCAATTAAATTATGAACCCTTACACAGATGACATTCCGTTAGAGATAAAAGAAACCATTTATAATGGCTTTTGTCATATACAACAAATAGAAGGAATAACTCCAAGAGTAAGACAAGGAATGCTTCTTGCATTAACGAGTATGTTGAAAGAATATGGTTGGGCTGTCATTGGTATTACTGAAGCAGCTGCATTACGTATTAAAGAGAATGAATACAAACGACCAAAGAAAATTAATCGTGCGCATATCTATTCAAGAAAAGAAACAGCAGATATTTTATTTTCGAGAGATTGGACCTTTGAAGAATTTTGGGATTTCTTTTTAGAACGTGATTGTTGTATATTAGCAACATCAAAAGAAAATTATTCAAAAGACCCTGAAGACTTGTGGAGACAGGTACCAAAAGGTATGTTTCAATCAGTTGGGTTTGCGTTTCGAGTAGGTAAAGAAGAAGCAGGTTGGCTTCAAGAGCAATTATGAGTGAAAGAATTGAAATAGAATATCTTAATTCCGTTTATATGCGCGTCAAAGCTGATGCGGGTATGAAGTCGGAATTGTCTGAGTTCTTTGCCTTTAAACCTGAAGGCTATCAATTCAGTCCAAAGTATAAATCAAGAGTATGGGATGGAACGATTCGTTTGTTTCAACCTATGCGTCCTGTTCTATATGTTGGTCTATATCCTCATCTGAAAAAGTTTTGTGAACAACGCGATTATATTTTAGAAGCACCTGCTGAGATTGGTGAAAAAGAAATTATTGAAGATGGTTATATTGAAGAACTTGCGGAATCTATTAATTGTAAATATAAACCTCGTGATTATCAAATAGAATATATTGAAAACGCTTTAAAGAATCGTAGGTCGTTATCATTGTCTCCGACTTCATCAGGTAAGTCGTTAATCATTTATTTAATTCAGCAGCATTATTATCAAACATTTGGTTTAAGAACATTGATTATTGTTCCGACCATTTCCTTAGTACATCAAATGGCAGGAGACTTTGTAGATTACGGTTGTGACTCTGATGTCATATATACAATTCAAGGTGGTGTAGATAAAAATACGAAAGCACCTATTGTGATTTCTACATGGCAATCATTAATTAAACAACCTAAAGATTGGTTCCGTCAATTTGGTTGTGTTATGGGAGATGAAGCCCATACCTTCCAAGCAAAGTCATTAACGAAAATTATGCATAACCTTGAGGACTGTCAATATCGTCATGGATTTACAGGTACACTAAAATCGTCCGAAAGCAAAACTCATAGGTTAGTATTAGAAGGTTGCTTTGGAGAAGTTAAGAAAGTTGTATCCACAAAGAAACTCATGGACGAAGGAACGGTTGCTAACTTCGAGGTAAAGGCAATTGTTCTTAATCATAGTAACGAAGCAAAACAAAACTTTAAGAAAGCAATGGCAACAGTTAAAGAATCAGTTAAAAAGTGGCCAGCTGAAAGAGAGTTTATTGTAAACCACGAAAAGAGAAACAATTTTATTAAGAATCTTGTTTGGTCTTTAAAGGACCAAAATAATTTGATTCTATTTGATTTAGTAGAGAAGCATGGTAAAGTACTTGCTCCTTTATTAGAAACAGAAGGACGTGAACTTCATTTCATATACGGAAATACAAAAGGAGAAGAACGTGAAAGAATTCGACATTTGGTTGAAAATGACCCTGACAAGAAACATAACATTCTTGCCTCATATGGAGTATTTAGTACCGGTGTTAATATACGTAGGCTTGACAATGTGATCTTTGCTTCTTCGAGCAAATCGGAGATTAAAGTATTACAGTCAATTGGTCGAAGCTTACGTAAAGCGGAGGACTCGCAGAAAGCGGTCCTCTATGATATTGCTGATGATTTGAGTGTTGGATCGTATGAGAATTATACGTTAAAACATTTTAAACAGAGGATTGAAATTTACTCCGCTGAGGAGTTCCCATTCAAAATCTTTACGATTGATATCTAAATTAAGATATACCTTTAAGCCTGATAAGTCTATTATACAAGGATTTTCTGGAATGTCAATAGTTTTTTTCAAAAAAATGAAAAAAGTTTTATCTATTGACAAGTATAGTGATTTGGTATATAATAACAGTAATTTTTAAAACAAGGAGATATAGCTTGAGATGGCTAAGAAAAGAAACTATGTAAACAATAAGGACCTCCTTGCTGCATTGATTGATTATAGAGAAAGATGCGCTGAGGCCGAGGAAAGTGGAGATACGAATCCACAAGTTCCAGAATATATCGGCAAATGTATTATGTTGATTGCACAAAGGTTGGCAACAAGACCAAACTTCAGTGGTTATATGTATAAAGATGAAATGATCTCAGACGGAATTGAGAACTGCTTACAATATATACATAACTTTAACCCAGACAAATCGCAAAATCCTTTTGCCTATTTTACACAAATCATTTGGTATGCGTTCCTAAGACGTATTCACAAAGAGAAGAAGCAGATGTATATTAAATTCAAAGCATCACAAAAGCAGATGTCAGAGAACGAAGTATTTGATTCTGCTGGTGAACAAGTGACAGGCAATCAGCTGCCTGATTACATCAATGAATTTATTGATGACTTCGAGAACAAACTTAAAAAGTAGAAAGATTATGAAATTAGTAGCAAGTACAGATCCTATCTTGAGAAAAGAATTGGGTGATGTTAATATTGAAGATCCTCAAATTGATTTAAAGGAATTGAAAGAACAGATGGTAGATGTAATGGTCTCAAAAAGAGGTCTGGGTCTATCAGCATGTCAAGTTGGATTGGACTATAAGGTTTTTATTATTGGGGAGAATAAAGAAAACGTTATGATGTTCGTAAATCCGCAAGTCTTATCTGTATCAGAAGAAACTGAATTTGACGTTGAAGGCTGTTTAAGTTTCCCTGATGTATTTGTCAAGATGCATCGACCAAAGCAAGTAGAAGCAAAATGGTATGATGAGAATGGCGAATTACAAGAAGGTATGTTTGAAGGTTACACCGCAAGATGTTTCTTACATGAATTCGACCACCTATACGGCGTGGTATATCGAGACAAGGTTTCAAGATTGAAGTGGGACCGAGCTCTCAAAAAGAAAGAAAAGATTACAAAGCAACGTAATCAACTAATGCAGTATTTGCGTAATATGCAAGAGTATGAAAAGCAAAGAACTGTAGACCCAGCAGAAGAA